ATTATTTATTATTATTATTTATTATTATTATTTATTATTATTATTTATTAGATTTAAATTATTTATTATTATTTATTATTATTATTTATTATTATTATTTATTATTATTATTTATTTATTATTTAAATTATTTATTATTATTATTTATTAGATTTAAATGTTATTAGATTCTATCGGCGTTTAGGACTGGCTTTGCGTTTAGGACTGGCTTTGCGTTTAGGACTGGCTTTGCGTTTAGGACTGGCTTTACGTTTGGGTTTGGCTTTTACGTATACTTTATTTCCTTTTGAAATATAATATAATCCTCCATTAACACCTCTGTGTATTTTTCTCTTACGCCCATTATGAATTAAACCAAAATCCATCATATAGCTTTCTTCAACATTTTGTTGAAGATTTAATAATTCTGGTTCTTCATCTTGGTCATCATCATCCCATTCATAATTTTCACGTGTTGGAACATTATCCTGAACGAGTTCAGTTTGATTTACTGGTTCGGGTTCGGGTTCTTCATATTGTTGAGATAATGGTACATTTGGATTTACAAAAACCTGGGGTTCTTCATATTGTTGAGATAATGGTACATTTGGATTTACAAAAACCAGAGGTTCTTCATATTGTTGAGATAATGGTACATTTGGATTTACAAAAACATTAGGAACATTTTTATTTTTGTTTAATGATAGTCCAGCATCACGTAATCTTTTTAATAATGTTTCACGCGATACTAATTTGGCACGTCCAGCAACATTTTTATATACATTAACACCATGGTCTTTTGCATATTTTCGTAATTTAGAGTCTGTCATTAAATTTGCGCGGCGTTTTGGACTGGCTTTGTGTTTTGGACTGGCTTTGCGTTTTGGACTGGCTTTGCGTTTTGGACTGGCTTTGCGTTTTGGACTGGCTTTGCGTTTTGGACTGGCTTTGCGTTTTGGTAATCCGAAAAAATTTTCCATATTCATAGTCTCTATATAATTAAAAATTATTTTAATTTAAGTTTTAATTAAAATTATTTTAATTAGTATTTCAATGAATTATAATAATCTGGTGTACCTTGGGCACTACTTACAGTCGCTCTTGTACTTACAGGAGGGGGCGACAATGTATCATAATAATAATTTTTATTTTCGGGACTAACAATATTTAATTTATGAGTATAACTTGAACCAGTCATGCCATATCCACGAGCCCCGTTAGTTCCCCCCTTTAATGAAAATACTGACCAAACGCTTGTTGGCTTGGTAAAGTCGCCCCACGTGGAAAGACTCTATTCGGATATAAATTACCACCTGTTAGAGAGAGAGGAGTTTTTAAATATTTTTTTTGTAAATGACTATATGGCATACCCGTGGTTAATTCAGTTTGTGTATTTAATGTTGGGTAACCCATCGTTTTCCCAAATTTAGTTCTTTTCATTTTATTCGCTGATTCAAGTATTTTTTTAATACTTCTGTGTTTTTTAAGTCTATTTAAAAGAGTGCTTTTTTTAATTAATACTTCGGAGTTTTTCTTAGAAATTGATACTTTATATTTTAACGCCAAAAGTCTTAATTTTTTTAATGACATTGTGTCTAACATTGTTTTTTTTAATTTTCTCGAAGGAGACTTACGCGAAGGAGACTTACGCGAAGGAGACTTCGGTTTATTCTTTTTTAAAACTTCATCCCAGGCTTCCTGCAAAGAAATACCCTTAGAGTATTTTAATTTCATTACTTTTTTTTGCAACGACATCTTTCCAAATTGATATTCTCTATCCATCATAATAATACATAATATTATTATTTTATTTTATTAATTATTCTTTAAATATTCATATGTACAAAATGTTATAATGTTCGATGGTAATCCTCTTGCTAAATATATTAAAATACCAGAATAATACATACTTTTATTTTTATTTAATAGCTTTATTATTTTTAATAAAGATAAATTTATTTCATTTCTTTTAATTGTTCTGATTGTATCCATCGGGTATGTTATAATTGTAGAAATCGTTTTAGAAAAAATGGTTATTCCAACTATATTTTTTGTATTATTTCCAAATTTGTTTTTAAGGTATTCATATATCGGCATTTGAAATAACATTGATATGTTAATTAAATATGTTGGAATAAGTGAATTATAGAATGGGTATATTCCATTTTTATTATAATACAATAATGTATTAAATGAATTACTAATTTGGTATTTATGTCTAATAAAAAATGCTGGACATGTAATTGTTGATGCAAAACATGATGCGATATAACCTGAGCCAAATATGTTATTATTTTTTAATTTATTATAAAAGGGAAAATAAATACCCCAAAATATTGGTATAGATATTATACTTGGTATAAGCCCTCTATATAAATATCTTATTGAATTTTCGTATTTTATATTTAATTGTTTGTGTGTTCTTATTACATCAAGTGGATTACATATGATTGTTGATAATATTCCGGATGTAAGTCCATAATATAAATCTTTATTCATTAATTTAAAATATATTATTATTTTAAATTAATGATTGTTTTAGTAATTATAATAATTGTGGTTATAACATTAATAAGTATTCAAAATTACAGTAATAAATATAAATTACTGGAAGGTCACAAAGACAGTAAAAACAACACAGACAGCAAAAACACCACAGACAGTAAAGACAACAAAGACAGTAAAGACAACAAAGACAGTATACCCGATGTCAAGTGGCCATATATAAATTTAAAGGATGAGAAAGGAAAAAACATTAATATGTTATGTATTAGAGCTTATTTAATAACAGAGTCTGAGAAAGAACAATTTTTAAAATATTATAATAGTGGAATTAAATTTATAGGATGTTCAAGTAATCAATCTTTTCCGAGAGTCTGTGATAATAAACACGGTTCTTGTCATATAGAAAAAAACATTTTAATTAATGGGAAGAAAATAGAAGATTATGTGTTAGGCTGGTGTTCTTGCTTTAAAGAACCGGATAAATATATTAAATCCGGAATTCCAAAAATATTAATATCAGAATCCGATTTTTGTGACACTGATTATATTAAACCAAATGAAAATAATAATAATAAAATATATGATTATATAACTATTCAACCAAAAGATGGAAATAGTTGTGATGATGGGTGGTATCATTATTATAAAAATTGGACCTTAGCTCAAAAATGTATTAAAATATTTACTGACGAGTTGGGTTATAAAGGCTTAATAGTTGGCCGCGATGATTGTCCAGTAAGAGTCGATAATATAAATTTGGTAACTGTAACTAAACTGTTATCATATACAGAACTTCTTGATAAAATGAGACAGACAAAATTTATTCTTTTGCCAAATTTAGAAGAGGCATCTCCGAGAGTTTTAACCGAGGCATTATCATTAAATGTTCCTATATTTCTATATGATAATATATTATGTGGTTGGAAATATTTAAACGATAAGACTGGTATAGGATTTAATGAGAATAATATATCGGAGAAAGTTCAAACATTGATGGAAAATATTAAAAAAGATAAATACTCTCCGAGAGAATACTATATAAATAATTATGGTCTTAAAAACAGTGGGAAAAAATTAAAAGATTTTCTTAAAAAAATAAATCCAAATTTATCAAAATGTAAATATGTTAAATTTCCAATAAGTTAATCAAGAATATAATTTATTATCTAATATAGCAAAACACGTTCAGACTCATAATTTTATGATTCTTTTAATATTACTTATAATAATATCATGTGATAAAGCTTTACAGATATCATAAAATCTGCGTTTTAAATGTACAAAGGTGTAAAATAAAATAAAATAATATTAAAATAAAATAATATAAAATTAAAATAAAATAATATAAAATTAAAATAAAATAATATAAAATAAAATTTAATATAATAAAGAATGATTAATACATTTGGTGGTTATGAAACAACAAATCTGAAAATGGTTTTAAATAGAAATAAACAAAAATATGATCAAGATTCAATTGATCGTATTGATGAAATAATACAGGGTAAAAAATTTAATGATAAAATCAAATTAAAAAAAATACAAAAATATATATTAAAATATTTAATAAAAAGAGAATTATTAAAAGAGGATGGATATGAGGATTTTACTTATGATTATATAGATACTAATACAATATTACAAATGATGATACGCCTTTTACGTCGAAATGAACTAATGGTGGCTCCTTATAATTATTATTTATCTCTTATATTTTTTGATTTACGGGATACTGAATACGATTCAATTCCATCTGGCAGTTATTATAAATATAAAAATTTACTATTAAATAATTTTCTTATTATAATATCTAAATTAAATTTAACAACAATTGATATAATTGATCCATATTTCAATTTTTATGATATATATTCGATTGATGAAATAATGAATTATTTTAATGGTGTAACAAGATTACTTGAATTAGAGATAGTTAATTCATTCGGTGGTTATGAAACTGATACACTACAACAATTAGAACAATTTAATAATTTTGGAAAAAGTAAAATACCCGAGAATGTTATAAATAAAAAATTATATTTAAAAATTAAAGCTAAAATCCAAGGAGAAATAAAAAGAAAAAAAAGAAGATGGGGGGCATATGATTCAGGAAGATTGGTTAGAGAATATAAGAAAGATGGAGGTAAATATAAAGGAAAAAAAAGTAATAGCGAATTAGAACGATGGTATAAAGAAAAATGGATAGATGCATGTAAATGGCCTATAAAAAGTCCCTGTGGTCGTTCAAAAGAAAAACGAAGTATAACATATTGTCGTCCATCTATAAAAGTAAATAGTCAGACACCGAAAACAATACAAGAATTTACTAAAAAAGAAATTAAAAGTAAATGTTTAGATAAGAAAAAAAAATAAATCCAAATTTATCAAAATGTAAATGTGTTAATCAAGAATATAATTTATTTTTCAATTTATTCATAAATATTTTTGGAGAATAATTTAATGAATAGTTATAATCCCGATATTTAAGTGAATATTTACTTAATTTATTATCTAATAATATCCCAAAATGGGATGAATTATAATGATTGGAACCAATAAGATTTCCTTTTATTTTAAATAGACCAAGATTTGCATTTGTGTTTTTTAAAATATGATATACACCACTCGAATTATTTTGTTTATATAAAAAAAGTACGACATTATATCCAAGTATTAATTTATTACTTAATTTATTTACTGTATTATCTTTTACATAAATAAATTCAGTATTATTTGGTCTAAATGGTTCAATTAAATAATTCCAATATTCATTTGCAAAGAGCACATAAAAATGTTCTTTTTTTTCTTTTTCTATTTCTTGTAAAGTTATAAATATATCTTTGTGTTCATAATCATGCGAACATACGATTAATGAACCGGATTTTATTTTAATTTCATTTCTTATTATATATTTTGTATTAAATTCTGTGTATATCAAAAGTATTATAAGTATTAATAATATCAACATTAATAATTAATAATAAAATTAATTTAATATAATTCCGGATTAATATAAGAATCTCTACATACTTTTGGAGTATTACCCAATTGTTCAGCCGTATATTTAATTGCATTAATTCGAGCTTTTGGGTCGGACTTTTTAAGTAATTCCTTATATTTTTTACTAAAAATTTTATTTGCGGAGTATGTTCTAATATCTTTACATGTCATATTTTCATCGACATATTTTTTTAAAAATTCATTTAAGTCTGCCGCCATTATTTTACAATAATGATTATTCTCTATATATTGAAATACATATTTTCCGGGAATACTGATTAATTTATTAATAAAAATTATATGTTCTTTACTTAATTTTTTAACATGAATTATTCCTCTTTTACCTTTAAAATTAAAAGAACCGTCTTTAATAGAATAATTACTCTTTTGCATAGTACAGAGTCCAGTCGAATCATTATCTTTTAAATATATTTCATTCCCAACTCGAATATTTAAGTCTTTCATTAATATAAACATGTTAGCTATTATGTAATCTTTACTTAATAATTTTTCCTTACTATTTTCCTTACTATTTTCTTTACTTTTTTCCTTACTTTTTTCCTTACTTTTTTCCTTACTTTTTTCCTTAACAACTTTTGTAAATTTATTAAAATTTAATGAATCAATTTTAAGATATTTAGATTCTTTTGAAAATAATATCCAAACTGGATGATATATGTATTGTTTTCTATTTTTAGCATCAATTCCAGTTACCTGAACTTTATTTCCAGAGTCTTTCGATATTCTAACATCTTTCCAATTTGGTGGTATTCTTAATTTTTTAATTCTTATCTCCTCAACGTTAGGATAATTTTTTAAAGTATAGTAAGACTCCATAAATGAGTATTATTATACTTTATTTTATTTATTTACTTATTTTAACTTTACTTTACTTTACTTTACTTTACTTTACTTTACTTTACTTTACTTTACTTTACTTTACTTTACTTTACTTTACTTTACTTTACTTTACTTTACTTTACTTAATAGTTTCTGTATTTTCCAAATTTATATTGTTTAATTCTTGAAACTGGTATAGCAGAGTCAATTTTTAATCTATATTGTCCTTTTGTTCCGAATTTTACAGTTTCAGATTTTACAGTTTCAGATTTATTTAGAAAATGTTTGATTAGAGAATATATTAAATACATAATTAATAAAGACGCAATACCTATTCCAACGTATTCACCAATTTTTAGCAGTAGTTTCAATAACCCCTCGCCTGCACCAGCAGCAGCATTATAACTTCTAGAACCAATATCAAATAAAGCATCTATTGGTGTCATTACTGTATATGTGTAATAACTATAGGGAAATTTTGTTAAGTCTGTTTGACAACTATACTTTTTATTCGATTTACTATCTTCGGCGGAACTGCCAGTTTTTATATATTCAACCGCAGGTTCTGTCTTAGATGTACTACAATTAACAGTTTTGGGCATGGGATTTGAAGAAGTCTCCGACGTATTACAATGACATATTTCAGCTGAATATGAAATAATATTAGATGTCGAACTACACACCAATTTTTCATGCGTTTCTGCTAAAATATCGTCCTTTCTGTATACATAATTGCAACCACTGTGTGCAATACAATACTCTACAAGAGCAAATATACCAAATATACTACCACCAACTAAAAGAAATGCTGAAATCGCCTTCATAAAATCTTTAAGTTTAAGAGGTTCTTTACCAGTTGTTTTTGCTTCGTTCGCATCTGCAAGATCTTGGTTTTCTTTCCATTTTTTTTCTAATTCATCAAAAGATTTATCATTTGAGAAATCATCTATTCCATCATATATTTTTTTAAGTGCGGCATTAAATTTCTTCCCGCCATTACGGTAGTCACTATTAGGCATAGTTGTATCTAATCCTACTTTTTTAAAATTTTCGTACAATTTAGAATGTAAATCACCATTAAATTGTTTTAATAAATCTGCAAGATTTGCCCCTGTTTTTCTTGTATAATCTGCAAAATCTTCACCACCAGGATATTTTTGGGTTTTATACATATTATCTGAAATAGTTTTTTTTGCAGCCCTTAATGCGTCCTCATATGGTTTGTTTTTTCCAAGTTCTGTTTGTGTTTCTGTGCTAATATCATCAAATACTTTCAGAACATTTTCAATTCTTGGGTCATCTATTTTTAATTTTAAATTTTTAGCTATATTGTCCCCTAAGTTTTTACGAAATTGCTTATACTGAGTACTAGTTGTATCATATAATTCTGTTGTTAATTGATCAAATGCTTCTTTATACTTACCAGCATCAGAAAGTGCCTTTGCCTCATCCGATGCCTCATTCTGAGCCTCTTGTGTCTCTTCTGCAGTCGGGTCAGTCGGGTTGCCAGGTGCGTCACCTGCTGTACCATCGGTATCAATTGTATGTTCCATTCTTATAATTAAAAATATAATAATTTTTAAATAAAATCCATTTTATTATTTTTATAATCCAAATAATGATCTAATTTTATTGATAATTTTAAAATATTTAAATAAAAGAATTAATATTATACAAAATATGAATATAGAAATTGATATATCCATAACAAATTGTTTTTTTTTAAATATATCATGATATGTTTTTATTGCATCTTGTAAAATACTTGTTTGTGTAGCCATCTCGTGTTGATAATTAACTATCTTAGCATTGAGTTCACCCTGACTCCGAGCAATATTTGTCCATTTATCTCTGGTTGACTTTGCGTTTGCATCAGCGGATTTTAAGTTTTTACAGGCATCACCGACACCCTTTGTTGAATCCTTTATTGCACTACCGGTTGCACCAATACCCATACCACCAAGCATTGAAGCACCAAGCACTTCCATTAGTCCGAAACCGAAGAACGCCATTTAATAATTAATAAATATAATAAATAATAAAAATAATAAAAATAAAAAATAATAAAATAATATATTTATTAATTATTAAATGACTTCTTCGTTATGTACTAACGCTGCGACACAAGCGGGAAATTTTGGTGAAACATTTGGATATGCCGTCGCAAATATGTTTGGTATAGGGGGTTTTATAAAAAGTGCTGCGGGGGGGAAAGCGAACACCGCCTTAGATAATTTAAATAAACAAATTGCATCAATAAATGAAGATACTAAGGCATTTGCGCAAGCGATGAATATTCGCGTGATTCAAAATGAAACTAAATTAGATGCAGGTTTATTACAAGGATTTCAATTAGGACAAAAAGAATTATATTCACAAGTTCAATTTAATGAAGAAAAAATGAATGATGATATATCATCAAATAGAATATATATTTTTGCTTCTTGGGCTTTATTGTTGGTTATGTTGATTTTTCTTATATTAAGTTAACTTTATTTATTTAAAAATGAAGAATAATTTAAAATGAAGAATAATAACAGATTGAAAATAATTAAAATATTGACAATTATTAAATGAATAGTAGTATTCAAATAAGTTCTATAATATTGATATATCAATTTATATATCTATTATTTTATTATTTGATTAAAAATATGCCAGACTTAATTTCGTGGTCTATTTTACCGGGATTATTTATAATATGTGTTATGTATTTAACAAATTGTGAAGTTTCTCTTAAAACAAAGATAATACTTACGATAATTAAAGTGATTATCTTAATTTTAATATTAAGAATAAGTAATATTTCAATTGGTAATTATTTAATTGGACTTTTATTTTTAATTACTTATATTTCAATATCTAATGTATCCAAAATTTACAAATGTAATGTTAAAACAAATGAATTAATTATTACAACGATTGTATCTTCTGCACTATATTTATACACATATTTACTTAGTTAATTTACAGACTTACCAATTTACAGACTTACTTTACAGACTTACCAATTTACAGACTTACTTTACAGACTTACTTTACAGACTTACTTTACAGACTTACTTGGTTTTATCTATAAGCATACCTCCACCAAAATCAAATAACATATACATTATAAAATATGACATTAATGTTATAACAAAAATAAATATTACAGAAATAATAAAATTTATAATTCTATTTATATTTAATTTATCTATATAATCTTTTAATACAAAAGCTAGACTAAATATAATACTTTGTAATATAGAACCGAGTAGAAATGCATTTATAATATTATCTGATTTAAATTTTTTAATTATCGGAAGTTTCATTAAAATTACAATATATTATTTTTTTTAATTTTATTAAGTATTTCTCTAACTTTTGGGGACATACCATCATCTTTGTCAACAAATGAATCAGAATCACTGTCTTCTAAATAAATATTTTTTTTGTCTTTTAAAAGTGTTAATATATTCAATGATTGACATAAGCCTAAAAATTTCAATTAATAAATGCAATTTCATATGTCAAATAAGCTAAATTTGCTCCTTTAAATTCTCCAAATGAATGATCTTGCATTAAATATAAAAACATTTTAATATTTTCTGAATCTTTTTTTAAATTAATTGGTAAAATAGCAGTATCTTTTGTATACTTTGATTTTTTTTTAAAATTATTAATTAAATTAAGGTCGGCATTTTTTATTAATAATGTAAATGTATAAAACATATTTATTATGAATTCATTAAAAATATCTTGACATTTATCATCATAAAATCTGACACAAACTTTTTTAATAATATTATCTAAATTTACTGTGGAATAATTATTGAATATATCGTTATATAATTTAATTTGCATATATTCTTTTCTTGTAGTTTTTATTGGTGTATTTTTATTTAGTGTATTTCTATTTATTGTACTTATATTTAGTGTATTTCTATTTGGTGTATTTCTATTTGGTGTACTTATATTTAGTGTATTTCTATTTATTGTACTTATATTTAGTGTATTTCTTTGTTTTTGAATACGATAAGTGTTTCTATTGTTCATTTTATTATTGTTCATTTTATTATTGTTCATTTTATTATTGTTCATTTTATTATTTAAATTTAAATTAAATTAAAATTTAAATATTTTATCACAGTTTAAACATGTTACAAATGTTGTCATTGGTTCATCCGCGCTACGTGTTTGTGCTTGTGTATATACAGTTTTCATACTTTTACAGTATCTACATTTTATTAATCCGTCCTTTGGTTCTTCTGTTTTGCTGGAAAAATATTTTGCCATAATTTTTAATTTTAATTTTGAATAAAATTCGGGATATAATTCTTCGTGTGTCATATTTGCAATGTTTTCAGCCTTCCACGATTTGGAGAATATATTTTCTCGAACCATGTCAGAATTTGGTGTATATGTTATATTTGCTAATATTTTTCTTCCTGTTTGAATATATATTTTTTTATAATATATATCTGAAAGTGTTTCTAAATTTTCACATTTATTAAATATACCTTTTTCTAAACCTATAATAATATCATCAGTTTTTTCTAAGTTTAGACTTAAACTGAATTTATTGATATAATACTGTCGGGTATCTTCAATACAAACCATTCTATTATAATATTTTAATTGATTTAATTGATTTTTTTTTAAAATTAATTAAAATTTGTTAAATAATAAATAATATAATATTATTGTTATATTATATTAAAATGGGAAGAAAAGTAATATGTGAAATGGATTTAAATGAAAGTTCATCCGAACTTGATTTAATACACCAGAGTAGTTATAGATCTGCGAAGGGAAACCCGAAAAGTGGCTCTATTCAATTTAATAAAGATGATCTTGATACATATATAAATAGACATTGTGTATCAGAAAGAAAATTAAAAAACGAAGCAAGTAATTCTGGTTTCTTTTGGTTTTTATTACTTATTGTATTAATAATAATTGTCACATCTTCTATAATGATGATACCAAAATCATCTCCCGCAAATTTTGGTTCATTTTCATACTAATTTAATACTAATTTAATACTAATTTAATACTAAATTTTACAAATTATATAGTACTTAAAACTATAAATGAGTTATTAATTATTAAAATGAAGAAAGTTTATATTAATGAAGCAATTCTGAGTGCCAATAATTCGTCTTTGAAGTGTTCAAATCATGGAGCTGTGGTTATTTATAGAGGTAAGATTATTGGTAGGGGATACAATAAGGATTCAATAGAAAATATAAACAGAGTTAATAAATGGACAATCCACGCCGAAGTAGATGCTATAAAGAATGCTCTCCGTAATATTTCTAAGGAAAATCTTAAGCAGAGTATTTTAGTTGTTGTTAGAGTTATGAAAGATGGAGAAACGTCTATGTCTGCGCCATGTAAATGTTGTAAGAGTTTTATTGAAAAGTGTGGTATAAAAACAACATATTATTCATAAATTTAAAATCACACTTTAATGTAATAACAATTTAACGTAACGTAATTAAATAAAAAATAACACTTTAACGTAATAACACTTTAACGTAATAACAATTTAACGTAACGTAATTAAATAAAAAATAACACTTTAACGTAATAACAATTTAACGTAACGTAATTAAATAACAAATAATAGTTATTTGTTATTTAATTATTTTAGTTCTTTTTTTTAATTTTTTAGTTCTTTTTTTTAATTTTTTAGTTCTTTTTTTTAATTTTTTAGTTCTTTTTTTTAATTTTTTAGTTCTTTTTTTTTAATTCTTAATTCTTTTTTTTAATTTTTTAGTTCTTTTTTTTAATTTTTTAGTTCTTTTTTTTAATTCTTAATTCTTTTCAATTTCTATCCTGCTTCTACGGTAGATTCTTCTTCTTCCTCTTCTTCCTCCTCTTCTTCAACTTCTTCTTCTTCTTCTTCTTCTTCTTCTGGGTCTTCGTCAACGATAGAATAACCGACTAATTTTTGATTTCTGTAAACTTTTAGCTGAACTACTTTCCAACCAAGTCCATATTGTGTCTTTCCAACAAACCAAACACCAGTACATTGAATAATTGCTACAATTTCGGAACCCTTTTCAAGACAGGATAGATTAATACCGGAATCATCTAAGATATTTACAATTTCTTTATTTTCTGAATAAATATCAAATTGTGGGACAACTTTGTCTCCAACAGATTTAACTGGCAATTTAAGTTTCAGTGTTGCTGGATATTTATCATTTTTAGATTTTTTCTCCGCACTTTTATAAAATTCTTCGAGAACTTCTGGTTTTTGTTTTTTACCAAACCAATATTCAGATTGTTCAGTTGAATATTGTTTAGTATGAGAGTCAAGATCGCGAATTAGAGATGAAAATGTTGCTAAACTGCTATTTTCCGAATCTTCCATAGCCATACTCGCATTTACAGAATATCTGGTTAAACCACCAGTATCAGATTCATTAATATCAGCACCAAATGGGATTCTCATTCTTGGAGTCTGCAAAATTAATGCACCATTCTTCTTCGTTTTTGGGTTATTATAATTTAACAAGATACTTTGACCACCGATAGCATTCTTTCTGGGTTCTTTAAAAGAGACATTTTCTACACTGAATTCGCTTGCTAATACAACTGTGGACATCTTGGTTATACTAATATATGTTGAGTATCTTTAAGTAAATTTTAAATTTGTAAATTTTTTAATGTTGAAAATTTCATTACGTAATTATGTTATGTTTTATAATAAATTTACTTAAAGATTTGCTATATAATTAAGTATAATAAAATGAGCACAGAAGTATCAACCGTAGTAATTGACGAAGTAAAGACCGAAGTAAAGACCGAAGTAAAGACCGAAGTAAATAACGAAGTAAAGACCGAAGTGAATGAAGTTTCCGTGGATCCACTTGTTCAACAGTTAACCAATATGGCTCAATTATTAGAAATTTTAGGTAAAACGAGCAAAACTCTTACGGTAGAACTTAAAACTCTTACAAAAGATGTAAATAAACTCAGATTGTCAAAATCGAAAGGAAAAAGAACAAAGCGTGTAGTTGACCCAGATGCTCCAAGAAAACTTGGAGCTCTTGAAAAGCCGGTTGATATTACAACTGAACTTTCTGAATTTCTTGGATTTACCCCAGGTGAAAAGATGGCACGACAGATGGTTACTCAGAATATTAATAAATATGTAAAGGAACACGATTTGCAGAACCCAGATAATCGGAGATATATTCTGCTGGATACTTGCGACGAAGGTCGTAAGCTTGGAAAATTGCTTCGTGACCCAGACCAACCCCTGACCTTTTTTAATATTCAACGTTATCTAAAAGTTCATTATCCCAAGGCTGATCCCGATAGTCCACTCCCGCCACCACCAAGTCCAACCCCCGTGAGTGTGCCCGCGAGTGTGCCCGCTGCTACTACCGGTGGTGAGAGTGA